AGTAACTGCTATATTTTTATATGTATTAGCTTAGGACCGATCTGGCAGATACATATATACACATCTATGAAAGTCAGATCAGGTCGTAACTAGTGTTCATTATTATAGCCAGTTGAATCCCTTAGTCGACTTCATTCCAGTAGGACCATCCTGATTTATAGACAAAACCAGTAATTACTTACATTGAGTAATTACTGTCATAATTAATTTCGAATAAGACGGCGTCTGGAGAATAGCACCCGGATACAACTATCCCTGCTTGAATAAGTGTGGTATAAGCAAATAATACTTTTCATGAGGCATATACGAGTCCGTTATCTATAAACGGTTATATTTTATCGATTCGTGAATCAATGCCTTGCCCATAACATAAAGCTGATCTTGCGATTTCTCATCAATGTACCACTTTTCGTAAACTGGATTATCTGACAGAACGGCCAGTTTGTTACCTTGCATCTGCAGGCGCTTCACGTGGAATGTCTTACCGAAGACAAAGGAATAGACGCCGTCTGTCTGGAAGTGACGGACTGAGGTATCGACGAATAACCGGTCTCCAGACGATAATGTAGGTGCCATACTATCGCCGTTTACGGTCATTACCTTGACGTCATTTTGAGGGCGATTCCCGAAAAGGGTACGGGCATGTTCAGTCGTGAACTCAATAGCGTAGAGAACTTCAATATAATCTGAAAGCATATAGGTTCCCGGCCCTGCACTGACGCTTAGATCCAGAACTTCTACTCGGTACACATCGAAATTTGCAGGTGAGCTTCTGCCTTCCATTGCCTTACTGTCTCCTTTATCGACAACACCATACTCAAGATAAGATGCTGATGAACTTAGGGCTCTTGCCAGCTTCTGCATAACAGCAGAGCGAGGTTTAGCAGCACCGATCGTGTACCGGCGCACCATCTCATATGTAACGCCAGTTAGAGCTGTGAGTTGAGTGACGGATATACCTCTGTCAGCCATTAACTCATTCAGCCTCTTAGCGAAATCTGGGTGTTTTTGTTCTTCTATCATAGGTAGAAGCTTACTTACATAACATGAAGTAGTCATTTCTATTTTAAGTAGTTGTAATTCTCTACCAATAGTAGCATTATTCTTCTATACGTTAGAGGAGTCCTATATGCCATCTCAAAATCTCACCGAGAAAGCCGTGAAAGCTGCGGGGAAATCTTTATCAGAAGTAGCCCGACAGTTTGGTTTTAAATCAACACAATCTGTTGCTAACTGGGTAATTAACAATCAGGTTCCATCTGAAAGGGTTTTACAGCTTTGCGAGTTAGGGAAATGGTCCGTAACTCCTCATGAACTACGGCCTGATATTTACCCAAACCCTAGTGATGGCCTCCCTGATGAGCCATCAAAAATTAGTGGATCGGCAGCGTAATAGTAACCACAGCAGAAGGAGTAGATCCGTGGGACATGAACCTGAATGGAAAGTTGAAAAGCAGCCCCGCTGGCTGGTGGCCGCGATTAAAAAGACGATTTCCAGTCTGCATGGCGGTTATGAAGAGGCTGCGGAATGGCTGGATGTTACCAAAGATGCTCTGTTTAACCGCCTGCGTACTGGTGGTGATCAGATCTTCCCGCTTGGGTGGGCGCTGGTACTGCAACGCGCCGGAGGAACCTATCACCTGGCGCATTCAGTAGCCAGGGCATCAGGGGGCGTTTTTGTTCCGCTGGCAGATATGGAAGAAGTGGATAACGCAGATATTAATCAGCGCCTTCTGGAAGCGATTGAGCAGATCACTAGTTATTCCCAGCAAATCAGGGTGGCTATCGAAGATGGCGTTATTGAGCCACATGAAAAAGTCGTGATTGATGAGGAGTTGTATCAGGCGATCGCAAAGCTGCAACAGCATTCGACACTGGTATACAGAGTTTTTTGCGCGCCAGAGAAGGGTGACGCCCGCGAGTGTGCAGCTCCGGGCGCCGTGGCGTCAAATTTTATGGAGAAAACCAACGCATGAACAGTTTAACGGTAAATAACCGATTACCGCAACTACGGGGAATCCCTGTACCTGGTTTCCCGTTGTTTCGGTATGAGCGGATGGTATCAGGTCGTTGGGTTCCCTGTAACCACAGTAGAGCAATAGGAATTGTGGGGGTGTTCTACCGGAGGGCGAAACTCTCATGCGAAACCTTAACCGATGGTTCAAAGATCACCGTGGCGTCCCAGTCCGGGTTATCCGTTGGGAACCGGAAACACAACGCGTTATCTATCTGCGACAAGGATATAAACATGAGTGCGTTAGCCCGCTCGAGCAATTCCAGCGCAAGTTCAGGGAAATAGGGGGCGAGCGTGAGCACTAAATTAACAGGCTATGTGTGGGATGCCTGTGCAGCTTCGGGAATGAAATTATCCAGTGTGGCTATCATGGCTCGCCTGGCTGATTTCAGCAATGACGAAGGGGTCTGCTGGCCATCCATTGAGACAATTTCTCGTCAGCTTGGGGCCGGGGTAAGCACAGTCAGAACGGCGATAGCAAAACTGGAAGCTGACGGCTGGTTATCACGTAAAGCCAGACGTCAGGGAAACCGTAATGCATCCAATGTTTATCAGCTAAATGTGGCAAAGCTGCAGGCGGCTGCATTTGCTCACCTGTCAGATCCTGACCAGTCAAAATCTGACCCATCAGAATCTGACGCATCAAAATCTGACCCGTCGAAATCTGGTAAAAACGGCGGTTTTGACCCGTCAGAATCTGGCGGGGATCCGTCAGTAAAATCAAAACAAGATCCACAAGATAATAAAACCCTTTCTTGTCCGGACGCTTCGCAACCGGACCAGCAGGTGACAGACCAGGAGTTTTTATCCCGTCGTCCGGATGCCGCTGTATTCAGCTCTAAAAAGCGTCAGTGGGGAACGCAAGACGATTTGACCTGTGCTCAGTGGATCTGGAAAAAAATCATCGCCCTGTATGAACAGGCCGCGGAGAGTGACGGCGAGCTGGTTCGTCCGAAAGAACCTAACTGGACCGCCTGGGCAAATGAAATCCGCCTGATGTGTGCTCAGGACGGGCGTACCCACAAACAGATCTGCGAAATGTACAGCCGGGTAAGCCGTGATCCGTTCTGGTGCCGTAACATTCTCAGTCCCTCAAAACTCCGGGAAAAGTGGGATGAATTGTCACTGCGTTTGTCCGCGCCCATCGGCGGACGTTTCGAAAACCGTGAAGATCCGATGTTCAAATCCAGTTACGGAAATGTAGATTACAGCCAGATCCCGACAGGGTTCAGGGGGTGATATGAGTCTTATGGGAGACGTTCAGAAATTCATTGAATCCCATCCGGGATGTACTTCCAGCGATATAGCGAATGCTTTTGCAGATTTCCCGCGTAAAAGCGTCCTGCAGTCGACAAGTAAGTTACGCCAGTGCGGGCGTATTGCTCATCGCTTTGAAGGTAAAACTCGCAGACATTTTGCTCTTGAGACAGACATACAGCCGGATCAGGAACCAGATATCGGGACTAAACCTGTGCGGAGCTGTTATGTCGGAACCAACGACCCGCAGGTGATTATGCATCTGATACGTCAGGCAGAAACGCTGGAGTCGGGAGGGTTGTTCCGTCGTGCAGCTACGGTATGGATGGAGGCATTCCGGGAGAGTCATATCCCGTCGGAACGTAGCGCCTTTCTGGCGCGCCGTGAACGGTGTTTGCGGAAGAGCAGAAAGTATGTTGCATCAGGTAGTGAGTGGTATCTGTCAGGGAATTATGTGGGGTCTTAATGAGCAATAAATATTGCCAGGCGCTGGCAGAACTGCGCAACAAATCAGCACATGAACTGAAAGAAGTCGGCGATCAGTGGCGGACACCAGACCTGCTTTTTTGGGGCATTAATGCGATGTTCGGTCCCCTAACGCTGGATCTCTTTGCTGACGACGATAACGCTAAGTGCCCTGTGTGGTACACCGCCGATGATAACGCGCTGGTACAAGATTGGGCTGAAATGCTGGAGTCAATCAGCGGGGCCGCATTCGGTAATCCACCCTATAGCCGCTCTCAGTACCACGAGAAGCAGGCGATCACCGGCATGACCCACATCATGGATCACACAATGGTGATGCGTGAAAAGGGTGGGCGTTACGTGTTCCTCATTAAAGCAGCGACAAGTGAAACGTGGTGGCCGGAAGACGCTGACCACATCATGTTTATCCGCGGTCGTATTGGTTTCGATCTCCCAGTGTGGTTTGTTCCTGCGGACAATAAGCAGAAACCCACTGGTGCTTTCTTTGCTGGCGCCATTGCAATCTTCGATAAGTCCTGGCGCGGCGAGCATTTCAGCTACATCAGCCGTACCGAACTGGAAGAAAAAGGGAAGGCGTTCATGTCGCTGGTCACATTTGCCGCTTGCAAGGCCCAGCAGGCAGAAACAGTACAGCCACCTGCGCCGCTGACATTACCAGAAGTTGAATCGCGTATTTGGCCTCTCGAGGTTGGCCTGGTGTTTAACCAGGTGGAAGGCGTTGATGTATTGAGCGAGGCCCAGCAGAACAAACTGAAAGCCAACATCAATCAACTCTGGCTGGAGCGGACGGCCACCAGCGAAATTATCGCAATTGCCCGTGGCCTTGTTGGCAGCATGCAGGGGGTAACCCATGCGTGAGATTATCGTAGATAACTTTGCTGGTGGCGGTGGCGCATCAACGGGTATTGAACTGGCGATCGGGCGCAGCGTGGATATTGCGATCAACCACGACGAAAACGCCATTGCGATGCACAAGACGAACCACCCGGACACACTGCATTATTGTGAATCCGTATTTGACGTGGATCCGGTAGCCGCCACCGGAGGTAATCCAGTCGGCCTGGCGTGGTTTAGCCCGGACTGCCGACACTTCTCGAAGGCAAAAGGCGCTAAGCCTGTGAAAAAAGAGATACGCGGTCTTGCCTGGATTGTTCTGCGTTGGGCACTGGCGAAGCGACCACGTGTGATGATGCTGGAGAACGTGGAAGAGTTTAAAACGTGGGGACCGCTGCTGGCAGATGAAATGCGTCCGGATCCTGCCCGCACTGGCGAAACATTCAATGCATTTGTCGGCATGCTTTCCACTGGCATTCCTGCTGATCACCCGGCACTGGCTGAGGTTTGTGAGTTCCTGTCTATCGAAAGAGGTAGCGAGCAGGCGCAAAAGCTGGTGGATGGGCTCGGATATGATGTTGATTATCGCGAACTACGCGCGTGTGATTACGGCGCGCCGACGATCCGCAAACGCTTCTTCATGGTTATGCGTTGCGATGGTTGCCCAATCCAGTGGCCTGCTGTTACCCATGGGGATCCTAAGTCTCTGGAGGTGCAGAGCGGCAGGCTGATGCCATGGCGTACCGCTGCGGAATGTATCGACTGGAATGTTCCGGCCCTGTCCATCTTCGACCGCAAAAAACCGTTGGCGGAGAACACTCTTAAGCGAATCGCACGCGGCATACAGCGCTTTGTTATCGAAAGTGCGTCGCCGTTTATCGTGAAGTGCAACCACACGAGCTCAAAAAATGCGTATGACGCTTTTCGCGGACAGTCACTGAATGAGCCATTACAGACCATTACTAAAAAACTCGGCTACGCGTTAGCCGTTCCACACCTTACAAAATTCCGCACTGGCGCAACCGGGCAGCCCGTTACCGAACCTGTTCCGACGGTAACCGCTGGCACGTCAAAACGCCCGGGCGGGAACGGGCATGCACTCGGGATTGTTGAGGCTGCACTGACACCTTTCCTGGCGGGTAATGGTGGTAGTGAATACCAGGCTAAACCGCGCCCGCTGGATAAACCTGCGCATACCATTCTGAAGCAATCCCGAGCCTGTCTTGTTGCGCCAGTGATAGCCCGCCAGTTTGGGGCCAGCGTCGGCCACCGTGCAGACGAACCGAGCGCAACCATCACCGCTGGCGGTAGCGGTAAATCTCAACTGGTAACGCCTACGCTGATCCAGATGGGTTATGGCGAACGACCTGGACAAGAACCGCGTGTGCTGCGACTGGATAACCCGCTGGGGACCGTTACTGCAGGTGGAAATAAATTCGCGACGGTGAGCGCGTTCCTGGCGAAACACTACGGCGGTAACTATACGGGACCGGGTGTCAGTATGGATGAGCCCGCGCACTCAGTGACCACTGTCGACCATCATGCAGTAGTTGCCTCTCATCTGGTGAAACTGCGTGGAACATGCCGCGACGGGCAACGCCTTGATGTGCCTATGCCAACAATCACTGCTGGTGGCCAACACGTGGGTGAGGTACGCACATTTCTCGAGACGTATTGCGGGGAAAGTGACGATGAATGGCTGGTAACTGTCGATGGGGTTAAATACCAGATCGTCGATATTGGCATGCGGATGTTGCAGCCTCATGAGTTGTATAAAGCCCAGGGCTTTCCTGAAGATTACATTATCGATCGTGATTATCGCGGCCAGCGCTATGCAAAAGACAAGCAGGTTGCACGTTGCGGTAATGCGGTACCACCACCATTCGCCCGGGCGCTGGTGGAGGCAAATCTTCCGGAACTGTGTGCAGTGCAACAGCAGGAGGTGGCATGAAGCTTGTGCTCCCGTTCCCTCCGAGCGTGAACACTTACTGGCGCGCCCCTAACAAGGGGCCGTTGGCCGGTCGTCACCTCATTAGCGCTGTTGGTCGTAAATACCAGAGCGCTGCCTGCGTGGCGATCATTGAGCAATTACGACGTCTCCCGAAGCCATCGACTGAACTAGCAGCGGTAGAAATCATCCTGTATCCGCCAGATAAGCGGATCAGGGATTTGGACAATTACAACAAAGCGCTGTTCGACGCACTGACTCACGCAGGAGTCTGGGAGGACGACAGCCAGGTAAAGAGAATGCTGGTGGAGTGGGGACCAGTTTTCCCGAAGGGGAAGGTAGAAATCACGATCACGAAATTTGAAACAGGGGCGGGTGCAGCCGCCTGAAAATGGAGAAAGAAGCATGAATAATTTAATGGTCATTGATGGTATCGAAGTTCGCCGCGACGTTCATGGACGCTATTGTCTTAACGATTTGCACCGGGCTGCGGGTGGAGAGCAGAAATACCGTCCGAAGTACTGGCTTGATAATAAGCAAACCAGTGAGCTGATTGAGCAACTTTTCACCGAGGGCGGAATTCCACCCTCGGAACAAAATCAATCAGTTAGCTTTTTTCAGGGCGTTAGTGATACCCGAAGTTTGGTACGTGCTCCAGTAAATACTGTTCGCGGTGGTGCTGAACAAGGTACATACGTATGCAAAGAACTGGTGTTTGCTTATGCAATGTGGATCAGCCCATCTTTCCATCTCAAGGTGATCCGCACGTTCGATCGGATTACCAGTGCGCCACAAACATCTTCTGGTATGGCTGCCGATAAGATGCAGGCGGGGGTGATTCTGCTGGGTTTTATGCGCAAAGAGTTAAACCTGTCCAATTCATCGGTACTGGGCGCGTGCCAGAAACTCCAGGAGGCAGTGGGACTACCTAACCTGGCGCCACAATATGCCATTGATGCTCCGGCTGGCGCGCTGGATGGTTCAAGCCGCCCGACGCTGGCACTGAGCGCGCTGTTAAAACAGCATGGTATCCGGATGACGGCTAATCAGGCGTATCAGCAGTTAGCGAAGCTGGGTGTTGTTGAACATCGTGAGCGTTACAGTCGTTCCGCGATTAACGGCATTAAAAAATTCTGGTCGCTGACGGCGAAGGGATGCATGTTCGGCAAAAACATCACCAGCCCGGCAAACCCTCGCGAGACGCAGCCGCATTTCTTCGCGTCAAAATTCCCTGAGCTGCTGAAGCTGCTCGATACCGTTCATTGAGGTGATCGTGAGAGCGTTACTGACCCCTGAAATTGCTCATCGTATGGGCGTTGTATTGTTCAGGCCAGGATCGGAACTGATGCCCCTGTTTATGCAGGGGCGTGTTCTGCTTGAACCCGAGCCGGAGCAATTTTCATCTTTCGCCAGCGGCGCGGTCCCGGCGGTATCACAGCCGCTGGCGGATGATCCTGCTGTTCGTGATGTGTTCCGTAATGAGTCGGTTATTTATCGTGCTGGTGGTCTGGATAGCCTGGAAAGCTGGTTACTCCGTAGGAATGGCTGTCAGTGGCCGCATTCAGACTGGCACAGCGAACAGATGACAACCATGCGCCACGCTCCGGGGGCAATCCGACTGTGCTGGCACTGCGATAACCTGCTGCGCGAACAGTTTACGGAACGGCTGGAATCAATAGCTATGGAGAACACGACAAAATGGGTTTTATCGGTTGTTTGTCGTGATCTGGGTTTTGACGATATGCACGCAGTTACGCTCCCGGAACTGTGCTGGTGGATGGTGCGCAATGACCTGGCAGACGTTTTACCGGAGAGCGCAGCGAGAAAAGCATTAAGGATGCCGAAGGCAATTGTCCAGTCAGCTACCCGTGAAAGTGAAATTGTTCCGTCGGTGCCGGCCACCAGCATTGTACAGGATAAGGCGAAAAAGGTACTGGCGCTCAGGGTTGATCCGGAATCGCCGGAAAGCTTCATGTTACGTCCGAAACGCCGTCGATGGATCAATGAGAGATATACCCGCTGGGTTAAATCCCAGCCGTGCACCTGCTGCGGGAAGCAGGCGGATGATCCGCACCACCTGATAGGCCACGGTCAGGGAGGGATGGGAACAAAGGCGCATGACCTCTTTGTGCTGCCGTTGTGCAGAACGCATCACAATGAGTTACATGCGGATACCGTGGCATTCGAAGAGAAATACGGCTCTCAGCTGGAGTTGATATTTCGTTTTATCGATCGCGCGCTGGCAATTGGCGTGCTGGCGTAAATGGAGAACGCTTAATGATTAATCCTTCTGAAGTTGGTAAGTCTGGTGAAATGGTTCGCCTCCGGACTCTTGAAAGTATCTGGATACAAGGCAAGCTTCGAATGTGGGGGCGCTGGTCATATATTGGTGGTGGTGGTAGTGGGAATATGTTTAACCAGCTTCTGTCATCCGGTAAGATAACTAAAACCGCTATTAACGACGCTCTTCGTCGGATGAAAAAATCTGGCATTACTAAGCCAGAGCTGGAAGCCTTTCTTCGTGAAATACTCGACAGCAAAAATAAGACAGGATTAGCATTCTGTACTGACGAGGAAGGATTGAAAATAGACGGTGTTATTGGCGCCATTCTGGTTAGAGAAGGTCATTCAGGTCTTTACAGCATCATAGTGAATCGATATCGCCTGCGTAAGAGCAAACGCCTTATGGCTGAAGAGCTACAGGTAAAACACCCAGAGTGGTGTTATATGACTTGCCGTCGCCGTATTGACTCCTGGCTAAGTCTTGCTGAATCCATACTTTACGCGCCAATGTGTGACACATTTGGCACAAATAGCGACAGATTTTACTTGAAAAGTGAGCCAGTAAATGATTGAATTGTGATAGGCTCGGGACGGTAAAGCGAACTGAGCAACACTTACAAGCCCGCCACTGAGCGGGTTTTTTTGTACCTGAAACATCACAAAACAGAAAAATGCGTTGGTACCCCTAAAAAAATTTTTTTATCATTTTTGGTAGTTGGACAAAAACGCATATCTACGATCCAACAAGGGAATTGTTATTAAATGAATGAGTTCATAGGATGTTTTGGGTTATCAGTATGATGAAAAAAATACTAATCACAGCGATCGGTTTTAGTATAGTTGGTTGTGCAGGGATGAAATTACCCGACTATACACAAGTAAAATCAAGCCCGTATTATGCTGAGTGTCGTGAGTTCGCAATGGGTGTGTATAAAAACGATGGCTATAGTAAGTTGGGAAATACGGTTATTCTGAGCATGGATGATACTAAGGCAAGATATATCGTGACGGGATGTGTGGTAGCTATGGGGAAAAATAGCATAGAGGAAGTTAAATCAGACCTCTCAAGCAAGGGCGTGTCTTTTGGAATGGTGAGTGGTGCTTGCTATAATACAGCGTGTAAAGTTGATACCGAACAACAAATGAAAGCCTACACACTTGGAAGCTATTACGCTGCAACTAAGAAATTCCCCGGTCAGATGAAAGCAGAATTTTAAGGCAACCTGGAAAACCCGCATCGCGCGGGTTTTTGTATCAGATACATTTTTACTTTTACCAGAATCATAAAAAATAAATAGAGCTCTGATAACTCCGTTAATTCACTTGTGAACTATTTTTTGAGCATAGGCTGAATGGGCGCTTTTTCTGAACTTCCAGAGATATGTTTTTGCATTTTTGATAATGCTTGTTTGATCATGGCCTCTGCTTTTTGCTTAGTAAAGGCAAGTAGCTCTTCTTTTCGGAATCCCGTTCCACATGCACTGCATTTCAGTGGATGTATATCTGGTGAGTTACGAATATTTTCAATGCAAGACAGTTCAGTTAGTTTACCGCATTTAGGACAACAATAATTTATATTGGGCACAATAAGAATTCTAACCGTTAAAGTCGTAATGTTTGTTGATTTAAGTAAACAATTGTAAACATTGCAATGTAATATTTAAAAATTGTGTTGTCTATTACGTTTCCGGTGCTGTATTGAGCGATTTTCAGCCATGTGCATACTGCAATCTGTGGTTTTATGTACCATCATGTTTTTTGTTTGATCTTAAAATACTGTCACAGTATGCGGGGGGATATATGAAGGAAGGGTATTACTGGATTCAGCATAACGGTGTTGTTCAGGTGGCATACTATACGAATGACACAGTTGACGATCTGGAATCAGGACAGCTTATTGTCGGTGTCTGGCATCTGACAAGGGGCGATGATATCTGCCATAACGGCGAAGCAGAAGTACTTTCCGGACCGTTACAATCACCAGTTTAAATGATTTCAACCTTATCAGGGCTGCCATCAGGCAGCCTTTTTTATTTCCCCTCATAACTGAGAGGACCCACACAACCAGAGGGGGATGAATGTCCGAACCTGTATCCAGTGCGACAGTGTTGGCTGGTGGATTAATGGGGGCCAGTGTATTCGGTCTGGCAACCGGAACTGATTATGGTGTGGTATTCGGTGCTTTTGCCGGCGCGGTGTTTTATGTCGCCACGGCAACCAA